AATTCTTACGACCAGCGTGTGGTTCTAAACCATTAGGCCAGTCGCTGTTGTCTTTCCACCATGTGCGTTGAAAGCAATCGTATACTTCTATCATGGGTAATACTCCTCTATTTTTTCGTGCGGATACAGATCTAAGAACTGAGCCGCTACTTTATACATGAATGCTTCTCTTCGATAAGCATGATATGGATGACGCTCACCATCTTGATGTATAACTTCTTGAGCAAGATGATGATCAATCATGTTCGCTACATCTCTGCTGCATGTATCCATAGTAAGCTTAATTACTTTGTATGGATACATATCGGTTTGCTCACGCATAAACCTAATTAACTGTGTGTGTTTCATGTTAAGTCCTTTCTTCTGCGCACTCTGGACACACGTTGACTACAGCATCAGTGTCCATTGATAGGTAAGCACAGTCATCACACCCATCTGTTGGTGTGTTGGTTACAATAAAGTTTTTGATTTGCATCAGTGATATGATTGCATACGGATTGCTTTCTTTAGTTTCTTTAGCAAGCTCACAATCATTATCTTCTATGTACTTGTCAGCTAGCATACCTGATGCAACGATCTGTTTGTATACAGTGTTAAATAAATAATCTAACGCCTCGTAATCTGGCGTGTTAAACATCGTTTCTTTTTTCATTTGGTTTTCCTTTTCCATTTCATTTCAATAGTTTACATGGTGCGTGTGCGCGACACAACCCACCACATGTTGACCTCGATGCAACGTCAAGCACAAGATGTAGCTCCTCGTTAAAGGAGCAACACCCATGATAAGGTTACAATACCAGACGCTGTAGCCGCATATAAAAAGATACAGATGCGATCCTTTGTTTCTTCGCGATCTAGTTCTGTATCAGTGTAACCTAGATCACGACGTTCATTGCGACGTTGTTGAAATATATCTAACATTGAGTATCTCCTTGGTAGTGAGGGGGGCTTACGCCCCAACCTCTGCTGCTATTTTGCGTGCTGCTTTTACTGCTTCGCTTTCTTTAGGTGCAGTCTTTAATGTCTTAGGCTTGTATTGATAAGCTTGTCCGCCAGTAACTATGGTATATACTTGGCAATCAGCATCGTGTCTGATTTGAAGTTCGCTTAATTCAAGTGACAAGCGTTGGATATATAGGTCAATACGTTCACAAGCTGTATGATTATGTTCTTTTTTCTTTGTATCATGATCTGCACTTGCATCTGCAATTTGTCTCTTCTTATAGTTAATGCTACTCAATGATGTGTAACAAGAATCTTTAGCTATAGACTCAAGGAAGTATTGATTAACCATCGAAGTGTTTGACTCACCATTTTGATTAGTATGATATTTAATTACTTCTAGTTTTAACTTAGCTAGATTTGATACGTTATTTGACATGTTGTTCTCCTAGTAAAAAGAGAGGCCAATCCTCTCTATGCAGACCAAGAGACAGTAACAAAAAAGCCTACTTAGGCTGGTGTGCCTTGCAACTTCTTTCCACGCCTGTGACCAGATGTAAGGAAGGCAAGCATAGAATAGAATACAGACAGGAGTTAGTGATAAAGGAAAGTGGTTGCGAGGTACTTTTGATGCTGTCATGCAGGTCAAGTAGAGAGGAATGGCGGCTCTTTCTAGGAGAACCCACATGTCACGTATCAAATATAGCTAAGTTAAAACTCTAAGTACCTTTTAGTATGTTTTAGTATGTGTAGTATGACATTCTTTGCGTACTAATTGATGTAATGACTGTTTTGTGCGTTGACACAGGGTGTATTTGTAGTGCTAAACATGGGGGGAGAGAGGGAGAGGGGGGCTATAATTGGAGTTAGTATGAGTAACATAGCACTAAGGAAGTTAACAAAGAAACAGACTGCACTCGTTGAAGCGTATGTAGCAAATGGTGGTAATCTTACACAAGCCAGTCAAGAAGCTGGATACGCTGAAGGCGACAGTGGAAGAGTTACTGCACAGAAGAGTATGAAGCTAGCCCATGTGCAACAGTACATGATGGAAGTGGTGGCGAAGGAGTTTAGCAGACATGCTCCTGCGGCAGTACACCAGTTAGCAGGGCTAGCTAAGCAAGCTAAGAGTGAGTACGTACAGCTAGAAGCTAGCAAGGATCTATTGGATAGAGCAGGGTTTAAGCCAATAGATAGGAGTCAAGTACAACTTGCAGGAGATATTAAGGTATCGATAGACCTAGGATAGGGGTAGGGGGGTTAAAAAAGTGTGATAGTTACTTAGCTAGTGATCCCTCACTCACATGATTAGCGAAAAAAGCTTGAAAAAATATTTGGATTAAAAAGGGTTTTGTAAATGAGTAGGTTTGGTGATAAGGTTCCAGAGACGTTTGATAACAGTAGTGATAACTCTACAGCTAAGAAGGCGTTAAAGAGTAGTGGATATACAAAGGAGACTGAGTGATGTGTTTTGGTGGTGGTGGATCGGTGTCTGCAAAGACTGAAGAGATCTATGAGAAAGAAAAGAAGGACTATGGTGACTTACCTTCCCTAGCAGTGGGTGATAAGGTTAAGCGCACAGAAGATGGTATGGCTGATATACCTGATCCTAATCGTAAGAGACGCAGCGATAAGAATAAAGAAACAATGGTTAGGGGTTTAGCAAAGCAGACTAAGAATAAAGACTTAGCACGCAGCTTGCTGATGCCGTATAACAAATGAGTAAGACTCCAGCATGGACACGTAAAGCAGGGAAGAATCCCAAGGGTGGTCTTAATGAAGAAGGTCGAAGAAGCTATAAGGGCGGCACGCTTAAACGTCCTGTTAAGTCTGGAGATAACCCAAGGAGAGCTTCTTTCTTAGCACGAATGGGCGGTATGAAGGGGCCAGAGCGTGACTCTAAAGGTAAACCCACTAGACTTCTTCTTAGCCTAAAGGCATGGGGAGCATCGTCAAAAGCTGATGCTAAGTCAAAAGCAGCAGCCATTAGCAAAAGGAATAAAAAGAAAAATGCCTGAAGGATTATATGCAAACATAAATAAGCGTAAGAAAAAAGGGATTAGTAGATCTAAGAAGAACTCTACTATTAGCGACAAGGCTTACAAAAATATGAAAGCTGGCTTCCCTAAAAAGAAAACTTTATTGAAAAAGGATAAATAATGGCTTGGACATTTAAAAATGGTGACCCATATGTGGGTGACACACATGAATTAGCTGGCAATACTTACTCTGGAAAGACGCGTACTCGCGATTCTAAGCCTCTGCTAGAGGTAAAAGAGGCAGCAAAGCCTAAGAAGGAACGAAAAACTAGAGCGACACCCTTTAAAAAGGAAAAGTAACTGTGAGTTTTCTTAACACATTGCAGCCTAAAGAGCGCGATACACTACGTAGGGTGGTGCGCATAGTGCATATGAAGCATCATCCTAAAGATTTTCAGACAGATCACGAAGCTGACAAGATTATTGAGGCTATTGGCCCCGAAATTGCAGCAAGAATGATTAAAGTTGGCATAGATAATAAGATATTAGATAAGTGATAGATTTTAAATACAGGCCAGATGGCGAAGTTGTTAAGGCGTTTATGAAAGACGATACATTCTTTCGTGGCATTCGTGGGCCTGTTGGTTCTGGTAAGTCAGTGTCTTGTTGCGTAGAAATTTTTAGACGCGCATTAGCGCAGAAGCCTAATAAACAAGGGATACGCCGCAGCAGATGGGCAATAATCCGTAATACAAACCCACAGTTAAAGACTACAACCATAAAAACTTGGCTTGATTGGTTTCCAGAGGAACAATGGGGTAAGTTTACTTGGTCAGTTCCCTATACACATATGATAAAAAAAGGTGATCTAGAGCTTGAAGTCCTCTTCTTAGCACTTGATAGGCCAGAAGATGTTAAGAAATTGCTATCTTTAGAGCTTACAGGCGTATGGGTTAACGAAGCTAGAGAAATTCCTAAGTCAATTATTGATGCATGTACCATGCGTGTAGGTCGTTTCCCTTCTATGCGCGATGGTGGAGCTAGCTGGACAGGCGTTATCTGTGATACCAACGCTCCAGAAGAGGATCATTGGTGGCCTATCATGTCTGGCGAAGTGCCAGTGCCTGATCATATCCCCAGAGAACAAGCAAAAATGCTAGTAAAACCTGACAACTGGTCGTTTTATACCCAACCTAGCGGTATGATTGAGAAGTTTGACGAAGATGGCGAGATAGATGACTACGTTCCTAACGATGTAGCAGAGAACAGGGAGTATATGCGTCAGGATTACTACCCTAATTTGATACGCGGTAAGACAAAAAGCTGGATTGACGTATACGTTATGAACAAATTAGGCTCTATCCAAGAGGGTAAACCTATCTATCAGATGTTTGCTAGCGATATGCACGTAGCAAAAGAGGAAATACCTATCGCTGCAGGGCTTCCCCTATACATTGGTATAGATTTTGGGCTTACACCTGCTGCTACAATGGGGCAAAAGGTACGTGGTAGGTGGCTAATACAGCAAGAAATCGTTGCATTTGACATGGGTATCGTTAGATTTGCAGAGGTTTTGCGCCAAGAGATAGCTACTAGGTTCTCAACTTGTTCGGAGGTATTTATATATGGCGACCCTGCTGGTGATTTCCGCGCTCAAACTGATGAATCAACGCCCTTTCACATACTGCGTGGTGCTGGTTTGCGTGCTTTCCCTGCTCCGTCTAATTCTGTTGACCTAAGATTAGAGAGTGTTGCGTCCCAATTACAAAAAATGACAGAAGGAAAGCCAGCATTTCTTATAGATCCGCGCTGTCAGCAGCTAATAAAAGGCTTTGAAGGTGGGTATCAGTACAGACGTATGGAGGTTTCTGGCGAAAGATACGCAGATAAACCTGATAAAAATATGTTTTCGCACGTACATGACGCATTACAGTACCAAATGTTAGGGGCTGGAGAGGGCAGAGCCTTAATAAACAACCAGAAACCAGCGTCTGCAACAGTAGCAAAAGCTAGTTTTAATGTATTTGACAACCGAAAGAAGCCACAGCGTAGACAAGGATTGTGGTCAAGACTCTAAATTGTGCATTGAAAACTTTTCTTTTCTATGCCAACCAATGTAAAACAACCAAGGAGAATAATATGTGTGGTGGCGGTAGCAGAAGAAGCCAAGCTGATATAGATCGCGAGGCAAAAGAAGCAGCGGATGCTCGTATAGCAGCAGAAGATGCGAAACGTAAAGAAGCTGAAGCAAAAGCAGAAAAGAAACGCGAAGACATTGGTGAAGCAGTAGAGTCACGCGCTGAAAGTAAAGCTATGCGTGGCGGTACAGGTCGTCGTTCTTTATTTAGAGCAGGTGGCGGTGGATTCTTAGATCGGTTTAGTTAATGGAAAAAGTTGCCAAGCAGTACATACAAAAGTATGAGAAAGCCAAGTCCTTTCGCGAGAACTGGGTTCCGTTGTTCGAGGAGTGCTATGAGTATGCACTGCCTCAACGTGAAAGTTTTTACGCTGAAACTGCTGGGCAAAGACGCGATGACCGCATATTTGACGAGACTGCGGTGGTTGGTGTTCAAGAGTTTGCTAGTCGCCTCCAATCTGGGCTTGTACCTAATTTTGCTAGGTGGGCTGATCTCATGGCTGGTAGTGAAGTTCCTCCAAAT